AGTTGAGTATTTTCAAATTGGTCAAAACACATTAACAATTAACGAATAAATAATTATGTCATTAGACCTTAACAAAATTAAGTCGCGTCTTGATTCGCTCAAGAGCACACAAAACAAGACCACCGCCGTGTGGAAGCCAACACCGGGCAAGAACGTAATCCGAATCGTTCCTTATGCTCACAATCCTGAAAATCCGTTCATTGAACTGCTTTTCCACTATAATATGAACGGTAAGACATATCTGTCTCCTGCTTCATTTGGTCGCCCCGATCCTATCGTTGAGTTTGCCAACAAGCTCAAGAAGAGCGGAGACAAGGAAGAGTGGAAGACTGGTCGCTCGCTTGAGCCCAAGCTTCGTACATATGTACCTGTTCTCGTTCGTGGAGCAGAGCACGAAGGTGTGAAGTTCTGGGGTATGGGCAAGCAGGTGTATCAGGAAATCTTGAGCATTATTGCTGATGCTGACTATGGCGATATTACTGATCTGCGTGCAGGTCGTGACATTGTCGTGGAGTTCAAGACTGCCGAAGAAACTGGCAAGAGCTTCCCCGAGACCACAATTCGCGTAAAGCCAAATCAGACTCCCGCGTTTGACCCTTCTGATGCCGCCATCAAGGAGAAGGTCAAGAACCAGAAGAACGTGACAGAACTGTTTCCGGAACTGTCTTACGAAGAACTGGCCGCTGTAATGGATACTTGGTTGAACTCTTCGCAGGAAGCTGCTGAAGATGGCGAGACTGTTTCCGCCACTGCTGCTACTACTGAAGCAGAACCCGCCGATGTTCCTGCACCAAAAAGTGCTACGACCAAGGCTGCGGTCAAGGCTCCTTCCAGCACTAAGGAAATTGCTGACGAATTCAACAATTTGTTCAACTCGTAAGTTGAACATAGTAGTAGAATAAATGATGAGAAGATGGTGCACCAGATGGAGTACTGGTGCACCATTACTCAAACATACTATCATATATGAAAAAGAAAACTATTGAACACGAGATTGAATCATCTCGCGATGAACTGGCAGAAGCATTGGCTGACTCCATCAATAAGAACAGCGACGGCAAAGTTGCTTTCTTCCTTGATGCAGAAGATGATCCTTCGCAAATTACTGACTGGGTTTCTACCGGAAATAGTCTCGTTGACTTGACTATTGCCAATCGACCAAATGGTGGATTGCCTGTAGGTAGAATTACTGAACTGACTGGTCTTGAAGCATCTGGTAAGAGCCTTATGGGCGCTCACCTGCTTGCTGAAACTCAAAAGAAGGGCGGACTGGCAGTATTCATTGATACAGAAACTTCCGTATCTACGGATTTTCTAACAGCCATTGGTGTAGACGTTCCAAAGATGCTATACATCAATGTTGATACAGTAGAAGATGTTTTTGATAAGGTTGAAGAAATCATCACTCTTGTTCGCAAGAGCAGCAAGAATCGTCTTGTGACTATTCTGGTTGACTCTGTTGCCGCTGCTTCTACCAAGAAGGAACTGGCAAGCGATCACGGTGCGGATGGTTATGCCACCGGCAAAGCCATTGCTATCAGCAAGGCGATGAGAAAGATCACAGGACTTATTGCTAAACAGCGTGTATGCTTGTGCTTTACCAATCAACTTCGTCAAAAGGTAGGATTTGTTGGACTTGGCGATCCTTGGACAACCAGTGGTGGTAAAGCCATTGCGTTCCACGCTTCGCTTCGCCTACGTCTAAAGCAGTTGAATCAAATCAAAAACGCTGATAAACAGACGGTTGGTATTCGTACCAAGTGCACTGTTGTCAAAAATCGTATGGGACCACCTATGCGAAGTGCTGAATTTGACATCTACTTTGACCGAGGCATCGACAACTTCAGCAATTGGTTGGAACATCTCATTGAATGGGATATTGTAACCAATGCCAAGAAGCCAAAGGTTGCAGGTGAAAAGAAGACAAAGAAGCAGTTGGAAGAAGAAAAAGAAGAAGATAAGAAGGCAAAGAACCTACAATTCATTATGCCTGTTGAAGGTAAAGAACCCGAGACAGTTGTATTTGAAAAGAAGGACTTGCCCAAGCTGCTCAAGGACAGACCAGAGTGCAGAGACTATCTTTATAACAAACTCGTTGAGAACTTTGTTATGAAGTATAAGGCTCCTAACTCTGAAATGGCTGATGACGTTGAATACGACGAAGCATCAGAAGGAGCAGACGACTAAAATGATCGTGTGGAGTGAAATACCTCCACACGGTTTTTATTATTACGAAAGGAAACATATGAGCGAAGATGCACACGACATAAATAATCAGATAGAAGAAACGGCTATTGAGCCAAAGAATAAATTAAAAAAGACCAAGGCAGAAAAAAAGCCTAAAGCTAAGAAGACAAAGGTTGCAAAAACCCCAAAAGTAAAATTGACCCCTTTGACTGAAATGTCCTATGAGGACTTTGAAAAGCTTCTGGCAGAAAAGGGCGAAGAGGGCGTATTTGAGATGTATGCAGACGAAATCCGAGAACACGGCGATTGGATTTGGCGTGAACAAGATCGCGGAGGACCAATGTATGAACTAGACAGTTGCATCCGAATGGCCGAACAAGAACTGTTGGATGGTCTCTGGGGTCCAAGAGAAGAAGATATATAAAAATAATCATATGGAGTGAAATACCTCCATATGGTTCACAATAATAGATTTATATGATGTTTGACAGTAATACCTAATATTTATTAATATATGAAAAATCAAACATTTATTCCGAGCGATCAATTAATTACATCATTATATGAGGAGTTCAAACGAGACGATACTATTATTAGTATGATGGCATTAAGAAAAAAAAACAATTTCGGTTCTAAGACGGGAAGAAAGGTTCAGTTGGCTATTTACAAAAAGTATGGAGAAAACAATATAAAGAAAATATGCTTGAGTAGGTGTGGAAAAAGTAGAAGAGCAAAATCTAAAGGAACCTACAAACCATCGCCAGAAACAATACAAAAAAGAGCTAAAGCAATAAAGCAATCGTATATCAATGATCCAAAACTTATAGAATTGAGAAGAAAAAACGCATACAATACGATAGTGGGAAGGAAACAGACGGACGAAGAAAAAGAAAAACGTGCCAATTTGTTGCGAGGAAAAAAAAGGAGTCAAGAAACGAAACTTCGCATGTCTTTGGCGAAAAAAGGAATTCCTCTGTCAGAAAAGCATAGAAATAGTCTAATAGGAATATCCAGAAAGAAAGTAAATAGAAGTTATCCGAGAAGCGAAGAAACAAAAAAGAAGTTATCTATCATAGCAAAACAACAATGGAAAGATGGTATTCATACACCGACATATAGGTCAAAAGGTCAAATGGAGATGGAATACATTATTAAAACGATGGGGTATAACGTCGAACCCGAATTTATAATAAATGGACGACCATACGATACTTATATACCCGCAAAAAATCTGTTGGTGGAATATAATGGAACATATTGGCACAGAGATCCTCGTTTCTACAAAATTACGGAAGAAGTAAAGTTAATACACCGGAAAGATGCCGAAAAAATAAACTTGGCAAAATCCCACGGATATGATATAGTAGTTGTTTGGCAACACGACTGGGAAAGTTGCGTGGATAAAAAACAATATCTTAAAGATATTTTAAACAAACATGGAAAACAAATATAAATCAATTTTTGATAAAATAAAAAAAGAACACAATACATCGTCGTCCTCGGGATCTAAAAAATTAAACGACGACATATTGGTGGTTGATGGGCTGAACCAGTTTATAAGAACATGGATTGCCGTACCTACGTTGAGTGCAAACGGTGACCACGTTGGCGGAGTAACTGGATTTCTTACCAGTCTTGGATATGCTATAAAACTATTACGTCCTACAAGAGTTATTGTAGTATTTGACGGTAAAGGCGGAAGCCAACGCCGCCGAGACATATATCCAGAATATAAGAACAATCGTAAAGTATCTGTTCGTGTAAATAGAGCATATGAAGAAATGAGCGATCCTAAGACAGAACAGGAAGCGATGATAAATCAAATGGTGAAACTGATTGATTTTCTTCGCAGCCTGCCTGTAAGTGTAATTTCTATTGATTATATAGAAGCAGACGACGCTATTGCTTATATTGCCACACAGATGTATTCAACATCCAAGATTACCATAATGAGTGGTGATAAGGATTTTATTCAACTTATCAACGATAGAGTATGTATCTGGAGTCCTATCAAAAAGAAGATATATGGCGTGCAGGATGTAATCAATGAATATGGCGTTCATCCTACCAACTTCATTTACTATCGTATATTAGAAGGCGATAGTTCTGATAATATTGATGGCGTCAAGGGAGTTGGACTCAAAACTGCTATCAAATGCTTTCCTATGCTTACAGAAAACAAAGAAACTTCAGTCGAAGAACTATTGCTTCGTGCCAAGGATTGTATAAACGAAAAGAAGATATATTCAAGTATTGTGGAACATTCCAAGATCTTGAATAGAAACTATATGCTTATGCAACTAAAGAACCCAAGTTTTGCAGGTTCGTTGCAAATGAAAATATCTGATGCTGTAGAGAATGTATATGACTACAACAAGTTTCATTTTATACAAAAACTTACAGCACACGGTATGCACTCCACTATACCAAACTATCATGTATGGTTGCAGGAAGTATTCTATCCTTTGCACGTTATGGCAAAAACTGAATAATTTTTCTGAATCAAATTGACGAAACTCCAAATGCGTCGTAATATTCTAAACATCATCATTTATGGCTCCAGTAATCATCGACAATCTACACAAATATGGTCTTGAATTTCAAGTCAAGATCATCGCAAGCATCCTTACGGACAAGACGTTTCTTGAACGTGTTGTTGACATCATAGAGATTGATGCCTTTGAGAACGAGGCACATCGCTGGATTGTAAAGGAAATCATTCAATATCACGCGGAATATAAGGACTTGCCTACTATGCAAGTTTTCAAGGTGCGTGTTGATACTATTGAAAATGCCGACTTCAAGGCAACG